GCAGATGGCAAGTAGTATACATTACTTATTGTTGGTGGAGTAGTGCTAAGACTTAATGGATTAGTAACTGAGAATACTTCAATTGCTTCTTCTATCCCTTTTGTTATATCTGCATAACCTGCACCAGATACTCTGGCATTCTCCTTATTTATCTGAGTATTGTAGTTATAGAAATAATTCTCAAAGATTTCTAGTTGTGCTTGCTTTGCAAACAGGTTAAAATCCTGCGGAGATATATATCCATAGTTGTTCTTATTGAGAACCGAAAATACTGTATTTCGTACTGAGTTTATCATCCTAAACTTTTTCACAAAGATAATAAAAAAAAAGAGTCCAATATAAAATTGGACTCTTCTTAAATTCAGTATTACTATACTAGGCGTTTACTATACTTGTAACAGCTTTAGGAAGAGTAACTGAGTAGTAACCTTTTTGCCAAGATGTAGCAATAGCAACCTCGATAGAATTTAAAATCTCCAGATACACATCTGAACCTACCTGAGCAGCAGTTATAACTGTAGTTGTAGTTCCATCAACATAATCAATAGTAACTGTAGTAGCAGTTGCACTTGCAGTACTTAGAGCTTTAATTCCGTCTATGGCAATAAGTTGACCAGTGTTCGGAGCGTTTGTAATTTTTAAAAATTTTTGCATAATAAATAATTTGTTAGTTAAACACGCCATCTTCGTGATGGCGACTATGCTGCAAATATAGCTAAAAATTTAGTCCTCTAAAAGGCTTTCAAGCATTACTAATGACTCTATTCCCTCATCGCTCTGTAGGTATGATGTGGTCTCATCCATAGGGTCTACATTAAAAGGAACTACAAGCATTCTTGTTTTATTAGAAGAGGTATTATACCATACTTCTTTTCTGTTCTTTCTAAATGTCAATAATCCTTTATCAAAGAATAATTGTATCTTACCTTGTAACTGTAGCGAAGGGTCTTTTATTAATCGTAAGAACTCTCTTGGTTCGTTCCTAGCAAATATTAATATATCTCTCTTTAATTCAGCAGTAGATATATTCGATGTGTCTTTATTAAATAGTACACGGCTTACATTCTCAACTTGTTCAAGACTCATTTGTCTCGCTTCTATCAATGCATCTACCTCTAAGTTTAACTCCTCTACATCTTCTTGTGCATCTCTCTCATTATCAATCTCCTCAAAATGGCTTCCATTCATAGGGTGATAATGTAAGAATGACTGAAGTACCGGGTTGTTCTTAGGTACGTGTAAGAAACCATCTTCAAAGATTATTGGCTCTAGTATGGCGTTGCCATCTTGCTCATCCTCGAATGGTGATTTTTGATTTCGAGCATATCTCAATGCTCTGTTTACGTTTTGCTCCTCATCAAAATGCATTAATGGGTATCTTGAAGAATTTTTTGTAGGCAACATAAATGCCAATGGAGTCTCTGATGACGTTAATTTGTAGTGCTTGTCTACAATAGTTGTTTTATTTTTCATTTGATTTGATTTATAAATTTAAAATAAGGGGTGCACAAACGTACACCCCTATAATTAATATTCCTTAGTCTTTAAAGATAAAGAAGTTGTTAGCACCTAAAGTACATACAGCTCTTTCAGAAAGGAATTGAACTTCCATTGCATCAAGGTCGCTGTTTTGTGCTCCGCCTGCAGAACCTGTAATCCAAGTTTTGTATCGTCTGTCTTCAGTTTCAGAAGCACGATATCTAACGTGTAAGAAAGGACGTTTAGCGTTTTTACCAAGTACTTGGTCATAAACAGAAGTAGAACCAGCTGGTACTAATAATCCGTTAACTGCACCTGCACCTGTAAGACCACCTCTCATTGTAGGGTCGTTTAGGTATTTCCAATCAGTTTTGTAGAAATCATAACCTCTACGGAAACCTGTGAAACCTAAGTTGAGAGCCATCTCTTTATCGTTATCAAATAGACCGTAAGACGTTCCACCTGCACCGTAAGAGTTTTGAGAAGCCAACATATCGTCAATGTCAAATCCAAATGCTCTGTTCAAGAAAACAACGTTCTCTTCAATAGCACCTTGCTTGTCAAGACGAGATATGATTGTATCCCACTCAGCTAGAGTAGTTGGGTTACCACCTGACCATACGTTTCCTCTGTTGTTAACAACATAGAATATACCTTCAGAACCACCACTTGAACCAGTACTTGAATCTTTTAATACTGCAGCAGCACCAGAAGTAGAACCAGCTGGTACAGCTTCAATCATTGAAGTCTCTAAATAATCGTCAAAACGTAGACGAGTTTCGTGCTCAGACTTAAGATACCATAAGTATCCAGTCGCTCCATTTTCAGTAGTAACTTCTACCCATCCAATTTGTGCCATATCAGAACCTGATACTGCATACTTGTCTTTAAGTATGATTGGTTTGTTTTCAAAGAATACATCTTCTGCTTCTAAAGAACCTACCATTCCGTTAGTTCCTTTTCTAAACTCAGAACCGTAAACAAATACTGAGAAAGTTGCACCAGAACCTGCTACAGCTAAACCTGCATTTTCATAAAAAGCCACTGTAAAAGTAAGACCTGATGATGCTGTAACAATACCTTTGTTGCTTACAGTACCAGTGCTTAACATAACGGTTTGACCTATTCTGA